GCTCAAATCTTCAAATCAATCTCAACTCTAATCAAAACAACAGGAACAGCAATCAAAACGGCTGCGACAGGAATTGGTGAAGGTATCAAAATTGCTCTTTCTGGATTGGCTCCGGTCATCCGAGCATTTGGATTGGCTTTGAGAACGGCTGGGATTGGGAATATCCTTGCTCTTGGCGGAGCGATTGGTATTGCAGCAGTCGGAATCGGTGCTGGAGTGGCTATTATTGCGGCAGGCTTAAGTCTCATTGCTAGTCAAGGTGAAGGAGTGGCTACAATCATTAACGCAGTTGGGCAGGCATTTGCTACTGTTGCTACTGCAATCATCAGCACATTTGCCCAGGCTATCGTTACAGTTTCAGGAGTTCTTCCAAATGTAACAAGCGCCTTAGCTCAACTCTCTCCTCTTGTCGTTGCATTTGGTGAAGCTATGGGAGCGGCAGCTCCGTTTATCACAGCTCTTGGTGAAGCTATTTCAGGAATTGCTTCAGCAGTGACTCCAATCGTCGAGATTATAAGTGATGCGTTCGTTTCAGTAGTTCAAATTATTGCTGACGCTATCGTTCAAATTGTTGAAGCGATTGCTCCATTTGCTCCAGCCATAACTGAAATGGTAGTTGCGATAGCTCCGTCAATTGCTGATATCGTTTCATCATTTAGTAGCATGTTCTCTCAGATTAGCCCTATCATTGATAGCTTGTCTAATCTCTTGAAAACATTTGGAGAACAAGTGAGCTCTATCTTGAAAAGTGCTGGTAGTGTAGTTGAGTCCTTTGGCTCTGCTATCCGTAATGTCCTTGACGGTGTAGCTGGAATCTTTGACAGCATCGGTAATGCTGCCTTAAACGCAGGCCTTGGAGTCAAATACATGGCTGAAGGGATTGCGATGCTCACCGAGCTAGGATTGCTAGACTTAGCTGGAACATTAGCGACAGTAGCAACAGGCTTGACTGCTATTGCCAATTCTGGAATTGCTTCAGCTGGACCAGGATTGCAACAAGCAGGGACAGGATTGAGCTTGATAGCTATATCAGCTCAATTAGCAAGTGTAGCCTTGCAGTCACTCCCTACAGCATTGTCATCACTAAGCACTAGCCTCAGCACATTGCCAGAAACATTGACAAGCGCTGGAGCTTCAATGAGCACGTTCGCTACATCGGTCATGGCTTCTTTTGCAAGTCTTTCTGGCTCTGTGGCTGGTGTCATGATGCTACAAACAGGCTTGATGGCTCTAGCTAATGCGATGATGATGGCTCAGAGTGGAGCTTCAGCGATGTCATCTACTCTAACGATGATTAACGCATCGGCTTCATCAGCTTCATCGGCTATTTCTCAGCTTGCTTCAGGCATAGCTTCAGCAATGACTCAGGCCGTGTCATCAGTTCAGTCAAACATGGCATTGATTGTGACTGTAATTTTGCAGTCGTCAATTCAGATGACGCAAGCAGGCCAACAGGCAGGCCGTGGGGTTTCTGAAGGGATAACAAATGGTATCCGTTCAGGAGTCGGCTTGGCGACATCAGCAATGTCATCCATGGTCAACTCTATCCAGTCTACAGGAATGAGAGGCGTCTCTACTATGCGCTATGTAGGTGACATGATTGGTCAAGGTTTAGCGCAAGGTATGTACTCAGCGCTTGGAGCTGTCACGGCTGCTGCTAATGCTCTTGTCGCTCAAGCTGAAAGAGCCGCACAGGCCAAGGCTAAGATTAACAGTCCATCACGCCGTTTTAGAGACAACGTCGGACGTTTCATTTCTCAAGGGGTGGCAGTCGGTATCTTGGCAGATGCTCACAAGGTAGATGATGCCATGGGCGATGTATTCGACCAAATCAAAGCCTTTAACTTTGCCCCTGAAGACATTCTTGGAGTAGGTCAGGCTAGCCTTACGAAGACACTTCAGGTCAAGTCAGACCTAGATCGTCAAATTAAAGCGAGCGTTAAGGTCGTACAAGAAAAATCTAACCGACTTGTCGAGCAAGCTCTAGAAGTTGCTGAGAAGGCAGTCAAACGTCCAGTCAGTCTGATGATGGAAAGTGGAGCGCTTGTCGGTCAAATCGGCCAAAAGATGACCGATTACCAAAACGACCAACTCATGATCGATAACATGATGAGAGGGATTATTTAATGGACACAGTTATCTATAACAATCATGACCTCTCTGAGGTTATAAAAATCAACGAAGTAATTCGTCCGGTAGGAAACGAAAGGGACGTCACAACAAATGACGCCCCTTTTTTGGGCGTAAACGTCCAAGAAGTAAGAACCGGACCGAAAAAAATCAAAGTTAAGTTTACCGTTCAGAAAAAAACGGCTAGGGATACCGAATTGGCCAAGCACACCTTAGCTACAATCCTGAACACCGACAAGCCAGTTCGTATTGATATTTCAGACGAGCCTGACAAGTACTATATGGGACTTGTCATTGGCTCTGTGGATGTCGATAACGTAGCTAGATGGCTTCAAAAGGGCGAGTTTGAGATTCTTGTTCCTGACGGTGTTGCACATGGCACGACTTATAGGCGCTTTGATAACGGACAAGAGCAACCTGACAAGGTTGTTTTTAACTTGGTCAATAATGGCAATGTCCCAGCTTTTCCTGTTGTTACGGTTAAGAATAACACCGAGAATGGCTATATCGGTCTCGTCAATATTAGCGGAGCTTTTGAGGTTGGAGACCGTGAGGAAGCCGATACAGGCATAGTCAAACGCTCTGAGGTCTTGATTGATTTTAGAGGTGATAGGATTTCAGACGGTTTTGCAAGAGCCACTAAAAATAAGGCTGTGACTAACGATAATAGCGAGAACGTGGTAGGGACGGCTGAGCTAACGACATTGTGGGATAAGAAACACATTAGACTCAGAGATCAAACTACATCTGGAAAATATGGGAACTATGCTACATCTCTTTCATGGGACATACCTACAGATAGTTCTGGAGCTGTCGGCTCTCTTGATGACTACATCATAGGTAGACAGATATTCGTATCTAATGCAGCTAATCAATATGGTTTTATCAAGATTACAGTATCAGACACAAATGGTCAGTTTTTGTACGGCATTGAAACATTCAAACGGACAAAAGGACAAGACTGTGAGTTTAATGTATTTGGATCTGATGGCAAGAATAGCTATTACTTTCTTAAATGCTTGAATTTTACAGGTATATCAGATAGCAAACTAAACCCATTCACATCCACAAGAGGACAATTTGAAATAAAGCGCAACGATGACAGGGTTCATGTCTATTATCAAGGTTCTGTTTACAGCTTTATCATTCCTGAAATAAAAAGCAGAAAGTCAGCCAAAATTCATGTCATGCTTGGGGCCTATCATGATAAACCTATGGTTGCTCACATGTACATAGATGAACTGCTATACCGTAAGGACTTTGTCCCAGCAATAGGAGATGTGCCGAACCGCTATCCAATCGGTTCAAATGTTGTGCTAAACAGCGAGAATGACACTGTCACAGTGGACGGTCTTGAGAAGATTGTAGATGTCGTGGATGGCTCAAGTTTCTTGACTATCCCACCAGGTAACAGTCAGCTTGAGGTCTATTGCTCAAGTTGGGTCAAGACCAAACCCACTGTCAAAGTAGAATTTAAAGAAAGGTACTTATAGCTATGTTATTGACTATCCATGACTCGAATTTGAGAAAAGTGGCTTTTATCGACAATGACAAACAGGATACATTGAACTATTTCAATGACACCTGGACAAGATACCTGGAAACTGGTTCTAGTACCTTTGATTTTACAGTCTTTAAAAAGGCCATTATCTCAGATGTAGGCAAAAAGAGGGCCTATAACTCTCTCAATGAGAAAGCCTTTGTTTCATTCAGATATAAGGGCAGAACTTACCTACACACCATCCGAAAAATTGAGGAAAATGAGAAAGTTATCAAGTGTTATAGTATCAACTTAAACCTTGAGCTGATCAATGAGTACTCTATTCCTTACAAATCGCCTAAAGCCATGAGTTTTAAGGAATTTTGTGAGGAAATGGACTTGCTAAACTATACTTTCTTAAAAATCGGTATCAATGAGGTTGCTAATAAGAAAATATCCGCAGAGTGGGAGGGTACAGACACCAAACTTAACAGACTACTCAGTCTAGCTAAGAAATTTGGCGCAGAAATTGAGTTTGACACACGTCTCAACGCCGACAGCTCTATCAAGTCATTTACAGTCAATGTCTATCATGAGCACGACGATAGCCACCAGGGAGTAGGTCAAATTAGCCCAAAAATCTTGAAGTATGGGAAAAACCTCAAGACGATCACTAGGACGATTGACAAAACTGGGATCTATAACACGGTTGTCCCTACAGGTAAGGATGATAAAGGCAACGTAGTTGATATTAGAGGCCTTGGAGCTTGGTCTGTCAATAATGCAAAGGGAGAACGTGAGTTCTACCAGTCAGGGGCTGCTTTGTATGCACCCCTCTCTATGCAGATGTATCCGTCTACGTTCACACACTCAACAGGTGACCGTGACCAGTGGACTCGTAAGAACATGACTGTAGAGAGTTCAAATCCTGAGGTCATCCGATCAGCAGCCTACCGTGAGCTCAAGAAAAACTGTTATCCTGCGGTCACTTATGAGGCTGAGGGCTTTGCGGATCTGGAAATAGGAGACACAGTAAAAGTCTATGATGACGGTTTTAGCCCTACTCTCTTGCTTGAGATGAGGGTATCTGAGCAAGTCATCAGCTTTACCAATCCGAAGAATAACAAGACCACTTTCTCAAATGCCAAGGCTCTTGAAAACCGTCTATCTCAAGGCATTCAGCAACAGCTGGACAGGATGATAGAGGACGCTAAGCCCTACACTATCAAGCTAGCTACGGATAATGGTATAGCCTTTAAGAACGGTCAAGGTCAGACGATTGTGACTCCTACCCTCATGAGAGGGAATAAGGTTATCAATAGCGGATGGCGCTGGGTGGTGGATGGTGTAATCAAGGCTACAAGCTCTAGTTACATTGTGAGGGCTGCCGACATCAACCAAAAGATGGTTTTGACTGTTTCTGCATGGGTTGATAACAAAGAGGTAGCGTCCGAGCAGTTGACTCTTATCAATACGTCTGATGGCCTGCAAGGTCAAAAGGGGGACACAGGACCGAAAGGTGACCCTGGACCACAGGGAGCAATAGGTCCTAAAGGAGACCGAGGGGAGAAAGGTGAGCGTGGAGAACGTGGCTTACAAGGACTCCAAGGTCCAAAAGGTGACCAAGGTATCCCTGGCCCTAAAGGCGCCGACGGCCGTACAAAGTACACTCACATTGCCTACGCCGATACTATCTCAGGTAGTGGATTTAGCCAGACAAACGCCGACAAGGCCTATATAGGGGTCTATGTTGATTTCAACTCAACTGACAGCGTCAACCCTGCTGACTATCGCTGGACGAGATGGCGTGGTCGTGATGGCGCTGATGGGTTACCAGGTAAACCAGGAGCAGATGGAAGAACACCTTATGTTCACTTTGCTTATTCTGACAATGCAGATGGATCAGGTTTAACAATGACAGATAACGGGCAGCGTTATTTTGGTCATTATTCAGATTATGAGAAACCTGATAGCGCAGATAAAACGAAGTACAAATGGGCTGATCGTTGGGCTAAAGTTGAGGTCGGCGGAAGAAATCTCTTTCTTAATTCACTATTCAAACGTAGTCTAAGAGAGCGATACTCAACTTACTTTTTAGATGATAGTCAGGAGCAAACACAAAGACAGCTTACCTTAAGCATAGATACTAATAGCAAATTCAGAGGAGCTAATACTTTGAAAATTGTATCTACTTATAACGGTAAGGCGACTAATCAAAAAGTTACGTTTAGAACCGGTGGGGATACACGTTTGGGCACCGCTGACGAGATGAAAAATAAATCTGTTCGTTTCAGTTTTTGGGCAAAATCTACTGTCAATAATACGAATTTTCAAGCTAGAGCAGGGTATAGAAATACTATGCAAGGTGTCTCGCTGACTACGGATTGGAAATTTTATGACATTGAGTTGACGAAAAAAGAAAACTCAAATGCAACTAATGAGCTGATTTTACATGTTTTTACTGCTGCTACTGTTTGGATTGCCTTTCCAAAAGTAGAGGTAGGAACAGTCTCTACAGACTTTTCAGAAGCTCCCGAAGATGTTCAGAGGGATATAGACTCTAAAGCAGACCAAGGGCTGACTCAGGAACAACTGAACGCTCTCAATGAGAAAGCTGGAATTATCCAGGCTGAGCTTGAGGCTAAAGCTAGCGCTGACACACTTGATAACTGGATAAAGGCTTATAAGGACTTTGTCAACGCAAATGAGACTGCAAGAGCGCAAGCTGAGAAAGATTTGATTTCAGCTAGTCAGCGTGTTTCTAACATTGCTAAGGATCTTGGAGAATTGTCTGACCGTTGGAATTTCATTGATACTTACATGAGCTCTAGCAATGAGGGTCTTGTCATTGGTAAGAATGACGGCAGCTCTAGCATGATGTTCAATCCTAACGGCCGTATCTCAATGTTTAGCGCTGGTGTCGAGGTCATGTATATTTCTCAGGGTGTCATCCACATTGAGAATGGTATTTTCTCTAAGACTATCCAAATTGGACGATTTAGAGAAGAGCAGTATCACATAAATCCTGATATGAATGTCATCAGGTATGTAGGATAGAAAGGAGTAAAATGGCTAAATTTAGTAGCTCAAGCGGGAGCTTGTATCTCAATGTCTATGTAGAGCAGGGCTCTCAGAGTATTACGGCCAACACCTCAACTGTCAACTGGTGGATGACAGTTAGTCGTACAGGCGCCTACTACACTCATAACCATCAAGGAGACAGTACGTTGTCTCTTAATCTGGATGGTCGTAACGTGCATTACAGCTATCCGACGTGGGAGACATCAGGCGAGGAGTACACGCTTGCTAGTGGGTCAAGTACAATCAGCCACAATGCGGATGGGACTAAAACGCTCCCTATTTCTTGTACGTTCAATCCTAACAATGGCCTGCATGGGACTATCACGGTCTCAGCAAGTCTCAGCTTGACGACTATCCCACGTTCAAGCTCTGTAAGTGTAAGCGCAGGTACTATTGGTAGCTCAGTAACTATCAACATTAACCGTCAAAGTTCAAGTTTCAAGCACACGGTACGCTATGCCTGGGCTGGCAAGTCAGGAACGATTGCGACGAATGTAGACACATCCACCAGCTGGACGATCCCTCTTGAATTTGCCAATGACATTCCAAACTCAGCAAGCGGTACAGGGACTATCTATGTAGATACCTATTCAGGAAGTACCAAAACTGGAACGCAGTCAACCACATTGACGGCTAGCGTGCCAGCAAATGTAAAACCCACATTTACAGGAGTTTCCTTGTCAGACTTGAATGGTGCTGCTCAGAACCTTATCCCTAAAGCTGATACGTTCATTCAGGTCATCTCTAACATCAAAGTAGCTTTTAATGGCGCAGTCGGTTCTTACGGATCATCCATCACTGGATACTATGCTGAAATCGTTGGCAAAAACCAATCCACAAGCTCAAACGGTGGAAGTCTTGGCATTATGAACTATCACGGCACCATCAAAATCAGAGCGAGCGTGTCTGATAGTCGTGGCAGATGGTCAGATACTAAAGAGGTATCCGTGACCGTGCTTGAGTATTTTGCTCCTGCCTTGAGCTTTAGTATTGCAAGGACAGGCTCAACCTCTAGCACTCTAACAGCTACGAGAAATGCCAAAATTGCCCCTCTGACGGTGGCAGGAAGTCAAAAGAACTCAATGACCTTGACTTTCAAAGTTGCAAGGCTTGGGACTACTAACTTTCAAGTAGACACAGGACCAGCCACTGGATCCTAGACAAGTATCTCAAATCTAGTCAATTCTCAGGCTAATCTAGCAGGCAATTATCTAGCTAATCAGTCATGGGTCGTTATTGGCACGCTTGAGGACAAATTCACACGGTCTGATTTCATGGTAAACGTGGCTACAGAGAGCGTAGTCTTGTCTTATGACAGGTCAGGGGTTGGGGTCAATAAAATTCGTGAGCGTGGAGCCTTGGATGTGAAAGGTGATATATACGCCAATGACCAGCCTATTCAGCAATATCAGCTGACGAATAACAATGGAGGCCCTCTGTGGTTTGATGGCAGGCCTAACGTGACCAATGTCAATCTACTAGATCGGCCTGGTCAGTATTACATTGATAGAACAGCCAGAGGAAATCCAAATGGGCAGTGGGGCCATCTTTTTCATTACAGTAATTACGGAAAAAATGACGGCGACTATAAAGAGGCCATTCAGTTATTCTATGGGAATAATGGACAGGTCTATTTCAGACATCATAGATGGTCTAAGACGGTTGATGACTGGGAGAATTGGATAGAATACATATCTAAAAATGATATGCAAAAATACACTCAAGGAACACCTTGGCAAAATGCCAATTTACAAAATGGGTGGAGCCATCATAGAGATTATGGAAATGTCCAATTTTCAAAAACATTTGACGGTATTGTGTATTTAAAAGGTACGTGTAAAGGCGGAAATACTACCCGTGAGTCAATTATCTTTACTTTGCCTGAAAATTTCAGACCATCCACAACATTATTTAAGACCGCACTAAACAATGATTATGGTTCTGCGGTTATCGGAATCTATCCAAGCGGTAACGTAGTCGTAAAGGGGAACGTTGACGAAAAATGGTTAAACCTAGACAACGTATCTTTCAAAATTTAAAAAGGAGAAAGCATGAAATTAGAATACGGTTCAAAATCACAAGAATTTGATACGAGCGGAACAGCATCAGCTACCAAGGTCACGCTAGTCAATGCAGACAGTGCTATCGTGCCAATTTTCTTACCAGCTGACAAAATCAGCTTGTCCAATACTGAACTTTTTGAGTTAGCTCTTGAGGCTCTTTATCAGGAAAATTTCCCACAACGTGCCGAAAAGGAGAAATTCAACCAGGTAGAGGCGCAGCTCAAGCAAAATAAAGAAATGGCAACTAAGGTAGAGCAAGCGACAGTAGAGAATAAGGAAAACCTCGACATGGTGTCAGCTATCACTGAGGTCTTGAGTGCCGTGGTAGTATCTCAAAATGGTGGCATGCCGACCTTTGCCTATGTAAAGGTAGCAAATTTCATCAAACCGCTTGCTAAGGACAAACGTTACAACAACGGAGACATCATCTCAGGTGCTTATCCGTTTGACACCAATCCGAAATGGCCAAAGGGCACGCTGACCATTTTCAAGTTCCAGATGCAGGCCACAGAGGGCTACACATGGAAAGAACAGCCGCTTGCTGAAATGCTACAGCAAGGTGTGCTTACCGTGGTCATGCCACGTATCGATTAGAAGGAGGTTGTATGCCGATTGAAGAAGCTGAAAAAATCGCCCAAAGTCAGGTAGCTTGGGCGATTTTGTTTATCTTGCTTTTCTTTATTATAATTCGATATCTTATTAAGACTTCGGACAAGCGAGAGAAGAAGATTATGGATTTGCATGAGCAATCAAAGGCCGACTCTAATAGACGAGAAGAGCGTTTGATGACTCACCTGGAAAAAACCACTACAGAATTAACGACAATTACACATACGGTCGGAGACATTCAGAAAGAAATGGTCCGCATGAACGACCGCATGGACGAAATCGAAAAAGGAGAATAACATGCAACAAATTACTGAAATCATCGTAGCTTCAGCTACTGGAATCTTGACTATCCTCGCAGGCGTCACAGTCAAATCTATTAAGGATTTTCTCATCAAAAAAGGTGGAGAAAAGACCATCAAGATTGTTGAAATCCTTGCTAAGAACGCAGTCAATGCCGTTGAGCAGGTCGCAGCTGAAACCGGATATAAAGGTGAAGAGAAGTTGGGGCAAGCTCGTGATAAAATCAGAGCTGAGCTCGTCAAATATAACATCAGCATGACAGACAAAGACCTTGATACGTTTGTCGAGTCAGCAGTTAAGCAGATGAATGATGCATGGAAAGGGGAGTAATCATGGATATTGATACAAGTAGACTAAGAACCGACCTTCCACAAGTTGGGGAACAACCATACAGACAAATTCATGCGCATTCAACAGGAAACCCGAACTCAACGGCACAAAATGAAGCAGACTACCACATGCGCCGTCCTGTTGATTCAGGATTTTTCTCACATGTCGTCGGTAACGGTCGTGTGATGCAGACCTGGTACACAGACATGGGGGCCTACGACGTAGGAGGTGGCTGGAACGTTGAAGGATACGGCCAAGTTGAGCTTATTGAAAGTCATGAAACCAAAGAAGAGTTCATGCGTGATTATAAGCTCTATGTTGAGCTTTTGCGGAACCTTGCAGACGAAGCTGGAATTCCGAAAACACTTGACTCTGACAGTCTAGCTGGTATTAAGACGCACCAATACTGTACTTATAACCAGCCAAGAAACTACTCTGACCATGTTGACCCATATCCTTATTTGGCCAAATGGGGCATCAGTCGTGAGCAGTTCAAGAAAGACATCGAAGGCGGTCTATCTGAAGCTGGTTGGAAACAAAATAGCACTGGCTGGTGGTGGGAGGAGTCAGATGGCTCTTATCCTACAAACCGCTGGAAACAAATCAACAACGAATGGTTCTACTTTGATGACCGCGGCTATTGCTTAATTAACCGTTGGTTCAATGATGGAAAAGACTGGTTCTACCTCGACAAGCGCGGCGCAATGGTCACAGGGTGGATGTTCCTTAATAATCGCTGGTATTTCTTCAAGTCAGACGGGCGCATGGCTACTGGCTGGGTGAAATATCGAGAAACATGGTACTTCATGGAAGAAAAAGATGGTTATATGCTATCTAAGCAATTTATCAAGTCAGGTGATGGCTGGTACTATCTAAAAGCAAATGGTGAACTTCACACAGATCCAGCATTCAAAACCGAACCAGATGGTCTTGTGACCGTCGTTGACAAACCAAAAGAAGAAAAATAAAACAGAAAGGCTTTCAAATAGATTACACTAAAACCGCAGGCATTAGCTTGCGGTTTTTTTGTTTGCTCTGGAAAGGCTGGATTAAAAATCCAAGCTATTTCTCCGAAAGTACTTTCAAAATAAAAAAGTAATGATTTTTTCACTACTTTTTTTGATTCCTTACGAATAGATAAGTAGGAGGAAGAAACATGAACATTTTGAAGATTGACCTTGCGAGCATAGAGCGGACGGATCTAGGTTTTGAGCATTGGGTAGATGTGACTTACACTGTTCCGATTTTGAAAAACGAGTACACGGTCAAGCTATTGCTGCTCATGGAATGCAAGATAGAGAATCAGGAAGTCATTGAGTATCTGGTCAGCACCTGGAAGTATCGTGATCTCGTGCTGCATTCGGTAAGGATGTATGAGATGGAAAAAATCAATAATTTTACTATCCTTTATTGAGATGCTAGTGGTCTTGCTCATCATCAGTGTTCTTCTCTTGCTCTTTGTGCCCAATTTGACCAAGCAAAAGGATGCCGTAGATGATAAAGGAAAAGCTGCTGTTGTCAAGGTCGTAGAAAGCCAGGCAGAGCTCTATAGTCTGGACAAGAATGAAGATGCTAGCCTTAGCAAATTACAAGCGGACGGCCGTATCACAGCTGAGCAAGCTAAAGCTTATAAAGACTACCATGCAAAACAAAAAACAAGTCAAACTGTTGCAGATTAAGGCCTTTACCATGTTTGAAAGTCTCTTGGCTTTAGGACTTGTGAGTATCATTGCTTTGGCCTTATCAGGCTCAATCCAGTCAAGTTTTGCAGCGGTGGAGGAGCAGATTTTCTTTATGGAGTTTGAAGAACTCTACCGTGAAACGCAAAAGCGTAGTGTAGCTAGTCAACAAAAGACAAGTTTGAGCATAGAGGGACAGACCATTAGCAATGGCAGTCAAAACTTGACAGTTCCTAAAGGCATTCAGGCACCATCAGGACAAAGCATTATATTTGACCGAGCTGGGGGCAATTCGTCCCTGGCTAAGGTTGAATTTCAGACCAGCAAAGGAGTGATTCGCTATCAATTATATCTAGGAAATGGAAAAATTAAACGTATTAAGGAAACAACAAATTAGGGCAGTGATCTTACTAGAAGCAGTAGTAGCTTTGGCTGTGTTTGCCAGCATTGCGACCCTTCTTTTGGGGCAAATTCAGAAAAATAGACAAGAAGAGGCAGAAATCTTGCAAAAGGAAGAAGTCTTGCGTGTGGCGAAGATGGCCTTGCAAACAGGTCAAAATCAAGTGAGGGTAAATGGAGTGGAAATCCAGGTGTTTGCTAGTGAAAAGGGATTGGAGGTCTACCATGGTTCAGATAAGTTGCTCGACCTTAAAGAGCAGTAAGGTAAGAGCGTTCACTCTATTAGAATCTCTGATTGCCCTTATCGTCATTAGCGGAGGCTTGCTCCTCTTTCAGGCTATGAGTCAGCTCCTCATTTCAGAAGTTCGTTACCAGCAGCAAAGCGAGCAAAAGGAGTGGCTCTTGTTTGTGGATCAACTGGAGGCAGAGTTAGAGCGTTCGCAGTTTGAAAAGGTAGAAGGCAATCGCCTCTACATGAAACAAGATGGTAAGAATATCTCTATAGGGAAGTCTAAATCGGATGATTTTCGAAAAACGGATACCAGCGGACGGGGCTACCAACCTATGGTTTATGGACTCAAATCAGCTCGAATTACAGAGGAAAATCAATTGGGTCGCTTTCGGTTCCAATTTCAAAAGGGCTTAGAAAGGGAGTTCATCTATCGTGTGGAAAAAACAAAAAGTTAAGGCAGGCGTTCTTTTATATGCAGTTACCATGGCAGCTATTTTTAGCCTTTTGTTGCAGTTTTATTTAAATCGGCAAGTCGCCCATCACAAAGACTTTGCCCTAAACAAAGAAAAGTTGGCAGCTTTTGCCATGGCCAAGCGAAGTAAAGATAAGGCTGAGCAAGAAAGTGGGGAACGAGTCTTCAACTTAGGAAAAGTCAGGTATCACAATACAAAAACAGGTTTTGCAACAAGTGTTCGTATGAATAAGGGCAACTATGAATTTCTCTTTCCTACGATGAAAACCCAAGAAAAGAAAACAGCTAAAAAGGAAGAGGTAGCGACTGATTCAAGCAATCAAGCAGAGAAGAAAAAATCAGAAGAGAAGTCTGAAAAGAAAGACAATTCCTAGTCAATTCAACTACTTTGTGCTAAACTAAAAGCATGAAACATGATTTTAATCACAAAGCAGAAACCTTTGATTCGCCCAAAAATATCTTTCTTGCAAATTTGGTGTGTCAAGTAGTTGAAAAACAGATTGCTCTTCTATCAGACAAGGAAATACTGGATTTTGGTGGTGGAACGGGTCTATTAGCCTTGCCCCTAGCCAAGCAGGCCAAGTCGGTTACCCTTGTAGATATCTCGGAGAAAATGCTGGAGCAAGCCCGTTTGAAAGCAGAGCAACAAGACATCAAGAATATCCAGTTTTTGGAGCAGGATTTACTGGCAAATCCCTTGGAACAGCAATTTGACCTGATTGTTGTCAGTCGGGTTCTTCATCATATGCCTGATCTAGATGCGACTCTTGCCATGTTTCACTATCATCTTAGGGAGAATGGACAAGTTTTCATTGCTGATTTTGTCAAGACAGATACCAACCACCATGGTTTTGATTTAGCTGAACTGGAAACCAAGCTCGCCCAGTTTGGTTTTTCGAGCATTGGTAGTCAGATTCTCTATAGTGCTGAAGGTCTTTTCCTCGGAAATTACGCAGAGCTCTTTTTAACTATAGCCCAAAAATCACTCGCTGACTAAAGCAGTGATTTTTTCTCTTCAGATGGAAAAAATAGGGGAATTTTGATAAGATAGGAATATGGATTTTGAAAAAATTGAACAAGCTTATACGTATTTACTAGAGAATGTCCAAGTCATC